GGGCTACGCAAGAGGCTGAAGAAGAACGGAATCGTCTTGCTTTGGAAGAAAGGCTGTTCAACCAAGGCAGATTAGGCGTAAGAACCTCCATGTTTGGTGGCACACCAGAGCAATTAGCCCTGGCCAAAGCCCAAGAAGAAGCCAGAAACAGGGCGTCACTGGCGGCTATACAGCAAGCCCAAGCGGAGCAAGCGCAAGATGCAAGACTTGGCACTCAGTTGCTGGGTGCAGCGTTCTTGCCGGAAGCTCAAGCGCAAAATGCCTTTAGAAATGCTTTGACTGCCGCAGAGCTTAATCGACGGGCGAACCAGTTTGGCACTGGATTGTTTGCCGAGTCCTCTATAGCGGGCCTAGACGCCCTTCTGGGATCAGGTATCGGTCAGGCAGAACTGATGGGTAGGATTGGCACTAGCTTGCTTTCAGGCGCTATGGGTGGCGCTGGTGAAGGTCAGGGTGGTATAGGCGATGTTGTGGGCAAGGCTTTTGAGGAATATGGCCCCGAGATTGGAAGTGCGATAGCAGATTTACTTGGATTTGGAGGGGATGACTAATGGCTTTAACACTTAGTTCAGCAGCACGGCTTGCCAGCCCTAACTTTGGCAACATTGAGCAGCTAGGCCAAGATATTGGCTCTTTATCTGCCAGAAGGCGGCAGCGAGGTATGCTGACTGACTTGCTTAACACTGGATTAGACCCAATGGCTACGCCAGAGCAGTTGCGACAGTCTGTCGTTGGCGCGTTGGAAATTGGCGAAACAGATTTAGCGTTACAGCTTAGAGAAATAGAGTCCCAAAGAGCTAAGGAAAAAAAATTAGAAACCGCTAGACAAAGCCTTGAAAGGGCTGCGATTGTGAAAGCGGGTGCAAATACCGAAATCGCCTCCGCTCTTACAGGTGCGGACATTCCAACCTTGAGAAAGTATTTGATGGGGGAAAGCGAGCCTTTTACGTTAAGTCCTGGCGAGATAAGATATAGCGGTAGCACGGTTATAGCGAGAGGTGCTACGCCAACGCCAGATATTGGAACTACCATATCAGAGTGGATAAGACCTGGTAATCCAAATGAAGTGGTGTATCAAACCGTTCAGTCTAAAACCGGCCAAACATTGCAACTAGGGTCTAATACACCCTTAACGCAACAACAACTTTCTGGGCTTCAAAGAAAGCCAAAGCCAAGCCAATCTATTAACGTAAGCACCGCACAAAAAGCAGATGAGGCTTATGCGGTAGGAGCCGCAGAAGGGCTTGCTAAGGAAGACTTAGATTTTATAGCTCTCGAACAAACTGCCCTTAACACCTTAAATGACATTGCGGAAGCTCGTGCAGTTTTGAGCAGGGTGGATGGCGGCGAAATACTTGGATTCGCGGCAGAAGAAGCAAATACCGTAAAGCAGGCGTTAGTTGGCTTGATGGGAGCTTTGGGCGTATCAAAAGACAATCCTTTTTATCAAAACCTTGTAAACCAGACTGCCGCTGTAGACATGGTGAGGGTATTCACACAAAACTTTGTCAGGCCAAGAATGGAAGCGACAAAAGGCGCAATTACAGAAATGGAATTTCGAACCTTTATGGCGTCTGTGCCAAATCTTCTTCAGACAGAAGGCGGCTATAGAGAAGTTTTAAGATACATGGAAAAAGCTGCTACGGCACACATCCTTAGATCAAATCATTTAAGAGCAAATATGCAAAGCGCATCAAAAGCAGACACAGCAAGGCGTCAGTGGAGCAGCTTTAATAGGCAGTTTCCCACGGCATCCATTAATGCAACTGCAATGAATGATCTATGGACGGACTTCAAACAAGATGGTTTTGCTAAAAGTAAAGCTTTGTTTGAATTTGATCGCCCAGACGATCAGGGCAGAACAAGAATGACATTCAAAGATATTAGGGATCTTGCAGCAGAGAATGACCTCCACCCAATGATTCAGTTGCGTAAACTTTTTGATGGAAGAAATGCCGCTTACGTTCCTTCTTCTGCGATTTCAGGAAACTGATTATGTCTGAATACGATCCACGGCTAGACCCGATATTTCAGCCAACGCCTGAGGAGCTACTGGCTCAGCCCCAAGAATTTTCTGATCCGTCAGGCAACAGTGAAGTGCCGGTGATAACGGGCGATGAAGCGAGACAAGTGTTGAACGCTATAAACGCGGAAGACGACGAAAAAGAAAATAGGGCTACATGGTCTGAAGTCACAAAGTCTGGCCTGCTGAGGGCTGGCGCGGGAATACCACAAACTTTCATTGCTATAGCAGAAGGCGCAGGGCTTAGAGAGCCGGGGTCTACGGCGAACTTTACTAAACAAGTCCTCGCCTTGGAGCAGATGGGCGATATGGGTACGCTCCAAGCAATTACCAGAGAGGCGTTAACGGATATTTTGCCTTTAGTAGCAGAGATTTATGCGACTAGGGGTGCAAAGTTAATGGAAGGAGTAAAGCGAACGGCTGGGATCGGCGCTGCAGGCGGATATTTCCGATTTATAGACAACCCAGATGAAGCGGCGGCAACTAGCCTAACAAGATTTCTTAATTCTGCCTCAAACAGCATATTAGGGCCGTTATTTTTTACAGTGGGAGTGGGGATAGGAAGAGGCGGTAGCTATATAACAGGTAGCAGGGGAGAGGCTCGGGTGGGAAGCTCGGATATTATGCCTGACTCAGCAACCCGTGAGGCTGCTGCCGAAACTATTGAAAGGGCTTCGCAAGAGGGAATAGTCTTATCTCCTGGCGCTGCATCAATGAACCCTGCTGCTATTGCGAAAGAACTACAGCAAGGCGGCAATTATTCAGACGAAATGCTGGCGTACCTTTCGAGAATAATTGGATCAAACGCAAAAAATACCGATGAACTTATTGATGAGTTGGTATCCAATATCGTCCCAGAAGGAAAGGGCTTTATACACAGAATTATTGGCGATCTCTATAAGGCGTCTAACAAGGACTTGATGCCGGTCGATGTTTTCAGGGGATTTCAAGAGGATCCAATTATTGAAGATATAATTAGAAAGACGCTAGGAAAGCCCTCAGAAAAGGCTGCATACGAGTTATACGAGCCTGCCTCAGTTGGTAGATTCCACTACCTGATAGATCAAGTCCAGAAGCAAATTGAAGACCTTGGTGGAAAAGGGGATGTGGCGAACAATCTGATTAATCTCAAAAACTCCATGTTAGAGGCCGCAAAAGCCGCCTCCCCTAGATATGCAAAGGCCAACGACTTTTTTCAGCGTGAACAGACCGCTCTTGCGGTTGAAAAGGCGCTAAAGACTAGAGGTGACGCAACATTTATTCCTTCCACAAATTCCGCTATGGACTTTGTCTCTGCGTTTAATGGCACTGAAGCTAAAAAAGAATTGATTTTTGGCATAGAAAATTTAAGCGACCCAAAACTCAGGAAAGAAGCCTTGCAAAGAATGGATTTCCTTCTAAAGCTGATACCCCAAGTAAGCAAAATGGAGTCAACGCTAAAGAGCCTTTTAGGCGGTTCGCCCAATCAATTTGCAGAAAGGGGCGTAAAGGAAACGGCAATCTTTTACACGCTGACTAACTTCTTAAACACAAACAATAGGGAGGCGTTTGTCAGGTTTATGCTTGACCCATCAAAGTCAGCAGAACGGCTGCGGGAATTGATGCCGCCAAGAAATGCAACGTCAGAGGAGGCGGCTAGGGCGTTTTCTCTGATTATTGGCGACATATTCGTTGAGCCAGCCGTTGAGTCAATATATGACGTTCCATATCGTGCGGAAGATCAGAAGACGCTGGAAACAAGCAGTATCCAGAGCAGGGCTAAAACTTATGACCGTTTATTACGCTCTGGTCGGCTTGAGGAGTTTATGGCGTCAAATCCAGAGGCTTACAAAACACTGAAGGCGGCAAGTAACGCTCGCGCTATAGCCTAATCCCAACTAACGAACTCTAACCACCCTGCTACACCCGCCGCCCTGTCATTCTCCATACGGGCGGCTTCTGCTTGGCTTCTTTGTTCATCCGTTTACCTAACTTAATGTCCTCTACCTTCTCCCTCAGTATCTCCAAGGCTCCTTCGCCATAAGTCTCGATGTAATGACGGTAGAAGTAATCAGGGTTGCTGCCAAACCTCTGATGACAGCCGTAACAGTGGGCAAAGGCGTTCATGGCATCGTATCTAACACCCTTCTTGGCCCTGCCAAAGTAATGACTGCAGTGCAAAGCCATGCTGTTTTCTTCGTATTTCTTGCCACACCCCTGGCAGGTAAAGTCATTTCGCATCCTGACGCACCGGCTAAACCAGTGGTCTGCTGCTGTACGCTTTAATTTCATATCAATCCCCGCAAAAGCATGGGATCGTCTCATCCCCTGCCAAATCCAATTGCCCCTGCTCTCTGGCAATGACTTGCATCTGTGCATAGCTGGGCCGGTCGTTACGCCATAATGCCCCTAATTGTTGGCTGGCAGGGACTTCACGCTCCATTCTGGCCCACCAATCTGCCCTGCTAGGGCGTTCCACTATCAAGGATTCAATCAGGTTTGCACCTTTTAGATAGCATAAGTCGCAGTTGCCATGAGGCGTTACGCCGTTGACGTTTGGTAGTTCAAGATCAAACGATTGCGTAGCCCAGAACGAAACCACCGTTTCTTTGGTAACGCCATCATTGACTAGCGGCTTTCGGTGGGGTGGCATTTTTGCCGCTCTTCTTTGTTCGTCGGCCCTGATGCCAACAATCGCCATATCCTCTCCTTCTGCCAAATCTTTGCAATGATTTATTGACATAAGATAGCGTGAAATCGTTTTAATCTTCATTTCAATCGTGCAGAACCTAGCGACAGGGTTAGGCAAATACTTCTTGGCGTGAATCAGGGCTTCAAACGGCTCGCCATTCCTAGCGGCGGTATCAAAATTCACCACCTTAAACCGATCCTTGGTTTCCTCTGCCCACTGATACTCAAGCCAGACAATAGGCACATCCCACTCTTTGCTACATCTTTCCACAAACCTGAGCGTTGCTTCCTCTTCTTTTCCGGTGTTTGCAAAGGTGACGATACAATCATCTGGCAGGCCGTCATTAGCTTCTATAAACCGCCATAGCATATAGGCGCTAGTCCTTCCGCCACTAAAGCTGATGCAGGATGGCTCTGTCAGCTTAAAAGGATTCATCTTTTGGCCCCGAATAACGGATTATCTCCAGAGGCTTTTCATCTACATCCTTGAGCGGTTTGGTACTCAGATCCATCATTATGGCTACGTCTTCCTCTAATCGCTTTGCCATAGATTCTGCGGCTTCCACGGCTAGTTGTGCGTCATTTTTCATAGCCGTATGCCTCTAAATCAATGGACGGTCTGTTGCCGTCAATGGCAAAAGTTATGTCATGTTTTTCACAAATATCATGCATCTGTGTAATGATGCGGTTGATATATGCTTCTTGTTTAAGGATATGGTCGCCAAAGTCTTTGCAAATACGATCCATAGTGTCGCGATCTTCTGATATGTCATTGGAGTGAACCGTGGCCTGATCTGCAATAAAATTACAAAAAAATCTAGCCAGTTGCTTTTCTCTTGCGTTCATAACTCATCCTTTTTAGTGTATTTCAGGAAGCCAAGGCGAATGCCCTTGTATAGCCATCCCCTGATAGAAATAAAGATATTTGATTGCCGCCATCCTTAATTCTTCTGATTGTTCTGGACAAGGGTGATTGACCAGAAAATGCAGCGTACAAATTAGGGCATGATAAATTTCACCATCGCCTTCGCCTATTAGTGACTCAAAGTATTCGCTCTCAGCGACAAACTTCAAGGTTGCGTCTTCTGGGTCTTCATCAAGCTTTCTTCTAAAACTTTCTGCTATGTCATTTTTCATAACTCATCCTTTATTGATTGTGGAAACGGGACGTATATCCCCTTCTTCTCTGACAGCCACCGTACAAGCACCTCAGCGGCTTCGCTTAACTCCCTGCCGGTTAGCTTGGTGGTAGATGTTTTTTGGTACATGGCCTTGATGATGGGCTTGTAGAGCATCTCCTTGACCAGCCCCTCAGTAAACGGTATCTCAACCTGATCGTTGAAGGGATGCGCGTTGGAATACCCGGCATCGTTTAGCTTCTCTGCCATCTGTCTAAACCATAAGTGCATGGCATTGTTCTGTCGCTCAGTCCTGCCTGCTGGCTTGATTGAGTACAGGTGATAACTGCCTTGGCTGAACTGATCTTTTACAAAGTCTATAAAGAACTCTAGCTTTTCTTTGCTATCTACAATCCACCTATGCCCGTCCATGTTAAGCCCTTGCCACAACAAAACTTTCTGGAAGATCGTTTATGTCGAAAGCAGCAAAAGAGCTTGATCCATCGTGATTTGATCTTTTTTGCCCAGGCATCTTCCCTTTATTCCGCACAAGCTCGCGGCTAAACCAAGACCTGAAAACTTTCAAGTCACACAAAGCCCAAGAAAATAGACCAGACTCTTGCGCGTCTGAGAATCCGTAAAAGAAATAATCGCCCCAGCCCTCTATTATTTTTCCTAGCTCTGTTTGCGCGCCACTAGGACGAACTGTGCGAATAGTAAACTCATCTGGATAAGCGCTTGAAAATTTAAACTTGCGAACCCTGCATCCGATTCGGATCGCATCAAGTCGTAAGACCATCAGGTCGGTATTCCTTTCTGCATCCTCTTCAAAGGGCGGCTCAGTAATGAGGTGAGTGCCAATTATTGCTTTGATTTCGGGCAAAAATCTGTCAGACCAGCGTTTATCGGTTTTCCAGTTATTCATCACCCGCCTCCTTCCCCCAAACGTCAAAGCCTTCTATCTTGCGGCGGTTGAAAATATCTATTCTTCTGCCGCCAGTAACGCGCCTTACAACATCGTAAAACTCTTCTGGCTTTTCGCTGTGACCCCCTCTAGGGGCTTCAAAGCAAGTTGGAAACGCCTTGGTATCAAGAAACTTTGGCGACCCATTACGGCAATACAAAGCAAATTCGCAGTTGTATTGGGGCAAACCGATTGGCTGAAAGCCACCTGGCTTATGCCAAACAAAGGTGCAGACGTATTTAAACCCCCAGACCTCACTTAGCCGCAAAGCCATCGGTAGAAACTTATGGGTAGTCCATAACCACATATGGCAGTCATCAGCGGCAGGCATTCTCAAGTCGGCCATTTCCGCTTCTGACATCGTTGGATAATCAAACGCTACCTGATTCTGACGCTCATCCCGATCAATCTTTTGCATAGGCCAGGGCGGGTCGATCACGATGACATCGTAGACGCCCTCCAGCGCTTTCTGCTCTCGGGCCTCGACCGACTCAAGGCTGGCAACAACCTCATCACGTTTAATTTCCCGAACCGCGTCAGCCATTTTGATTTCGCCCTGTTCTACTTTGTCGGCTAAATCGGGCCGCTCTTTAATTACTAAGGCAGCGCCTCGCAGTTTGCGTTCTGGCAGCTTAGTATTTTCTGCCATTTCCTTGCGGGTATCGCGCTTAGGCTTCTTATCGGGTTCATGGTCGGACACGGTGTCCGATTTTGACCGCTGAAGATTTCGTGCTGTGGCCGCAGCGCTTTTGACTTTCTGGCTTTCAAGCTGACGTAACCGCTCCGCATTGATTGCCCTTTGGTCATCAGTCAGATTTCGCCGCGCTAATTGATTGCGGCGAATCCAGATAAGGGCGTCAACCTTACTATCAAATTCTTTTTCTACCACCTCAAATGGCACAGAAAGGCGGGTGCAGATTTCGTATCGGTTATGACCATCTATGATCGTGCCAGACCACACAGTGAGGGGGTCGCGGCAACCGTCCTGCTGAATACTGGCCTCTAGCTCTGCCCGCTCATCTAGCCGCAAAGGCGGTATCAAGTCGCGGAAATCATTGTCAATCTTTAGCAATCTTTCCATTTTTTACCCTCAAATAAAAATGTCAATAAAATCAAGAATATGCCCACTTGGCCCACTTGGCCCCACTTCTGGGGGGCCGCCCCCTAAAACAGGGGCAGAGTGGGCAATGTGGGCAAACCGATGATTTTGTTGAAGTTTTTTTATCGCCACTTTTCGCCCTGCCAACGGTAATGTTTTGCATTGTTTGTGGGATGTCTTCTAAGTATCAAAATGTTGTTTTTCAGCAAGTCCATGCAGTTTCGGAGGGTCTTTTTGGTACATTCGTTAGGGTTTAAATCTTCTTCGTTCAACATCCTGAACAACTCAGCCTGACTATATTCAGCCCCACCCTTCATCACGGACTCAAGGAACAGCACTTCGTCTTCATACTTGGCAAACGCCTTGGCGACATTGATCTGTGACATCTGTTTTTTCTTCAGGTCACTGATGTCATCCTCATCCAAAAACTCAAC